GACGATGGGCGCGAGGAGGTATGACGCCAAGCGGGACGAGAACGAGAAGGCCATCGTCAAGGCCCTAGAGGCCCAGTGGCCGAACCAAATCAGCGTCCAGCGCGCGGTGCCCCCCGTCCCAGACCTGCTGGTGGGCATCGGCCGGGTAAATGTGATCCTCGAGGTCAAAATGCCGGGCGAGCCGTTGACGCCGGCCCAGGAAGTATGGCATTCACAGTGGCATGGGCAGGTCTGCGTAGTGGAATCCCCAGAGCAAGCCATAGGCGTCGTCGCCCGCATCGCAGGTGCCCTATGCCCGTTCTGACCGTCCTCTGGTGGCTCATCGTTGGCGTGTTCCTCTTCCTCGAGCTCGTCTTGCCGTGGTTCTCCGGGCCGAGGCGGCCGGGGCGCTAGGTGGACCACTCATATCCATGGGAGCGCTTCACGCGAAGCTTGACGAACGTCAGGCCGATCATCGTGTACCAGTCAACCCGTAGCCCCGAGGAGACACCGAGATGCCCAAGGCAGAGTCCGCAGCACCCACGGGCGCCCCAGTCGAGCGAGCTCCCACCCCCTTCGCAGACCGGGCCATCGCCCTCATTGACGACTTTGCCCGCGCCGTCGAGCAGCTCCGCGCCAGAGCCGTGACCTACCACGACGCGGGCGTTGTCCAAGACATGCACCCCAGCGTCGAGTCCGCGCTCCGGCTGCAGGTCCGGTCCATGACCGGGATGGTCGACCAGATCAACTGCCCGCGCTCGTTCGTGCCCGGCGTGACGCCCATCCCGCCGCCGCCGCACCTCGGGGACGCCTCGCTGGACGAGGCCGAGCTCATCAAGGCCAAGGCGGCTCGCGCGGCCAAGATCAACGCCATCCCGATCTCCGTCGAGAACCAGGCCCGAGCCCGAGCCGCGGAACAGCGCGCGCTGCAGGCCGGGAGCGCAGCCCAACCCCCAACGAAAGCCCCCCATGCCCGCTGACACCAAGCTCTTCGGTCCCGATGGCCGCCCCTCGCCCGGCAACAACCTCGCCGCGTTCCAGGAGTACACCGACAAACAGGTCGCGATGTATGTGGCCCGCGACCGAGCCGAGGTCAAGCGCGCGGCTGCGGCGGACGACTACAAAAAGGCGCTCACCGCCATCGCCTCCTCGCGCGTCACGGAGGCCATGATTCAGGACAACGCCGCCGCGCGCTTCGTCGAGATGCAGGCGCGCTACCAGGCATGGTGCAAAGCCCAGGACGCGATCGACAACGACCAGAAGCGCATCCGAGACGAGATCCTCGCCAAGCAGGCCGAGGAGAAGGCCGCGCAGACGAAGCTCGAGGAGGCCGCGCTCAAGGAGAAGGAGAAAGAGGCCGGCTTGCTCCAGGGCAAAGACGTCGCCGCAGCCATCGCCGCTGGTACGCCGGTTGGGGGATTTGGCTCTGGGCTGCCGCCGGCGCCGCCCGTCGAACCCACCGTGGAGGTCCCCGTTGCTGAGCCCGTCGCAGGAGCCAGCCCGAACCCCGCTTGAGCTGCTGCTGGCCCGCGTGGCTCTGCCGCCGCTCCTCGTTGCCGCTGGCCTCGGCTGGCGCGCAGTCGACAGCGGCGACCGACCGTTCATCAGCGGCGACCGACCGTTCATCTTCGACTCGCTGTGGAAGTCCGGTCAGCGTCCGTTCATGCTCGGGTCGTACCAGCCCTGGCTCAAGTGTGGCGCCGTGCTTGATGTCTGGAATCGGCTCAACGCATCCGCGCTCGTGCGCGATGCCATCAATGCGGAGACGGCCGCGTTCCCAGGGGGCGAGGAAGTCTTCGGCCGAGTGAATGCTGTGACCGCAGACTGGAAGAAGGTCGACCGAGCTGTCATCGCGCGGGAGATGAATCGGTTTCGCGGGCACTCGCGCAAGGTGGCGCAGACGAGCGACGACATCCTGGTGCTCTTCGACGTGGAGAAGCCGAGCATGATTGCCGGGTGGTCGTGTCCTGAGTTTGAGTACGTCAAGGCCGTGTTTCGAGGCCACGGGTTGGAGGCGCTGTTGACGCGCTTCTGGCACGGCGAGTAGGCTTTCCTGAGAAGGAAAATGGCGAACCCGAACCCAAGCCCTGAGACGCGCTTCAACGGGCCACGCGGAAACAAGCCCGGCATCACGAGCGAGCTGGCGCGTCTCCGCGAGAAGACGCAGCGAATCGCCGCGAAGGGATCGCCGCGGGTGATGAAGCGCGTTCTCAAGCAGGCGACTGGCGAAGTGCCACCCGACAACGGCGAGCTCGCGGCGGCGAAGGAAGTCCTCGACCGCGGCCTGGGCAAGCCATCGCAGGGCATCAGTATCGAGGTCGTCCAGAAGATCCAAGACGAGACACGCCAGATGATCCAGGCACTCACCAACGCGCTCGACCCGTTCCCCGAAGCGAAGGCGGCCGCAATTGCCGCGCTGGAGCCGTACCTTGGAGCAGTTCAGTCCGATAGCTGAGCTTGCGAAGTCGCTCGGCCGAGGCGCTGCTGCGACCAATGACGAACGCGCAAAGCAGGCAATCAAGGTTCTCTTTGACTCGCTGTTTCCGCTGCAGCAGGCGGTCATCACCGACCGTTTGAGCCCATACAAATCGCTTTGCTGCTCCCGGCGCGCCGGCAAGACGACGGGTATCGGCCGCTGGTTGCTCATGACCGCGCTCAGCTACTCATCCACCGAGATCATCTACTTCTGCCACACGCTCAAGCACGCCTGCGAGATCATCTGGGACGGCCCCGAGGGTCTGCCCGCCATCGTCAAGCAGTTCGGCCTCGACGAGCTGGTCAAGATCGACCAGGCCAAGCACATGATCAAGGTCTTCAACGGGACGATCCTCCACGTCGCCGGCTGCGAGACCAAGGCCGACGCCGCGAGCTGGACGGGCCACAAGTACAAGCTCTGCCTCTTCGACGAGTCGCAGGACATCCCCGAAGAGATCCTCGTCTACACCGTTCAGGAAGTCTTGACGCCGACGCTCATCGACCACCGCGGCGAGATCGTCCTGGCTGGCGTCCCGCGCGTGTGGTGCGCCGGCATGTGGTACGAGGCCGCAACCGACACGGGCCTGCAGAAAGGCATCTGGTCCCACCACGGCTGGGACATGTTCCAGAACCCGCACCTCGACAAGCCGCGGGAGTGGCTGGACGACGAGCTCGAGCTCAAGGGCCTGCCGGAAGACGACCCGACCGTGCAGCGCAACTACTTCGGCCGCTGGGTGCGCGATGAGAAGGCCCAGCTCTTCCAGTACCTGCCCGGCCGCAACGACTTCGAGAAGATGCCTGGCGTGGACGACCGCGGACGCGCCATCGAGTGGTCCTACCTGCTCTCGATGGACATCGGCCGCGTGGACCTGTCGACGTTCGTGCTTAAGGCCTGGTCGATGCAGTCGCCCATCGTCTACAACCTCAAGGCCGAGGGTCACCAGGGCATCCTGCTTGACAAGATCGCGGCCATCGTGCGGACGTATCAGATGCGCTACGGCGGCGCGGATCTGCAGCTCGTCGCGGACACGGGTGGCCTGGGCCAGCTGCTCTACGACAACCTGGCCGCCATCCACGGAATCTTCGTCAAGCCGGCCGTGAAGCAGGAGAAGGCGGCGACCATCCGTGAGATGAACACAGCAATGCGGCTCGGGCGGATCAAGTACCACCGAGATTGCAAGCCGCTGACCGACCAGCTGCAGGCGCTCAAGATGGACCCGAAGACGCAGATCGAGAAGAAGGACTCGCCCTGCGACTACGCCGACGCCGACCTCTACGGCTGGCGCTGGACGTATTCGCACACGTTCGAAGCCAAGAAGCCGCCCCCGACGCCGGCCGAGCAGGTCCAGCTGCAGTGGAACGCGGAACAGGAGCGGGCGCGGGCCAGGTTCACGCCGAACCACGAGAAGGCGGCCGATGAAATCCTGCGCGAGATGGAAGCGTTTGACGACGCGTTGAGCGTTGGCGTAGGGTTCGACTGATGATTGCCCTCGCCCTCCTTGGTGGCCTCGCATTCGGCGCCGGCCTCGTCTGGTTGCTGATGCGGACGCACGCCGAGCAGCAGGAGTCACTGATCGACCGGCTGATGACGGCGAACTCGCTCGGGATGCCGGAAGACCCGCGCGAGGAGGTGCCAGAGGAAGACTTGCCGCCGCTGGATCAGCTGTTCGTGCCAGTGCCGCCGGAGAAGCTGCCGGCCAACGTCGCCGCCGGCTTCGTGCCACCCGAGGATGAGCCCGAGCCGAGCGAGAATGACCTGAAGAAGCTCGGCGTCGACCCGGAAGACGAGGCAATCGACCGTGAGCTGTTCATGGTCGACCAGCCGCGCGTCGAAGGAGAGTGAGATGGCAGGCCCCTTCCTCAACAAAGACCGCAGCAACGCCGTCAACGCCGGATCCTCGTCCTCAAGGAGCCCCAGTGACACCGACTACTCGAAGAACCAGTGGTGGCACAAGAGCAAGACCCAGGCGCCGTCCGCGATGCTCGCCCAGATTCAGAACGTGCTCATGCAGCAGCGCGGTGTTCAGATTCGCACCCTGCGCGCGTGCCAACTCTACGGCGGCTATGGCTATCTCACCTCTGGCCGATTCGCTTCTGCCGTCGCACCAAAGGGGTCTACGCGCGGCGGTGTCGCTGCTGCTCAAGGCCGCGTTGGCCCGCATTACAACCTCATCCAAGCGGCAGCTGCGACCGTCCAGGCGCGCCAGCTTTCGAACGGCTGGCCGCACGTCACCGCGCTGACCAACGACGGGGACTTCGAACTGCAGCACAAGGCCGCGTTGCTCGACCAGTTCAACGAAGGCCTGGAATACCAGACAGACGCAGACGCCGAGGACACGCGGACGCTGCTCGACTGCCTGGTGATCGGCACGGGCGTCAACAAGACCGACCACGACGCCGACAACAACGTGCGGTCCCGGCGCGTCTTCCCGCTCGAGGTCTGGCACGAGATGTGGGATGCGCGGGACCAGCGCCCGCGGGTGACGTACCAGATCACGACCGAGGACCGCGACGAGCTGGCGGCGATGTACCCGAGCAAGAAGTCGCAGATCATGCAGATGAAGCCGCAGTATCCGCTCGACCAGGGGTCCGCGAGCGACTTGAACACGAACTCCATCGCCGTCTGGTACGGCTGGGTCGCGCCGGCGCCGGGCGAAGGCCAAGAGGGCCGCTACATGGCCGTCCTGGGCGATGATACGGTGCTTGTCGACAAGCCGTGGATGCGGAAGGCCCCGTTTCGCTATCTTCGCTACGTCGACGGCCTCACCGGGATGCTCGGAATCGGCATCGCTGACCTCGGCTACGGGCACCAGCAGGCGCTCAACTCGATCTGCCGCGCCGAGTACATGGCCCACAGCCAGATGTCGCTGCCGCGGCTCTTCGCGCGCATCGGCTCCAAGCTGAACATCAACCATCTGCTCAGCTCGCGGTCGGGTCTCGTGCTCGAGGCACTCGAACCGCCGCAGGTACTCAACTTCCCGGCGACCACGGAGGACTTCGTTGCTTGGAAGCAGTGGGTCATCACGAGCTTCTATGAATTCCTGCGCATCAGCCAGATGGCGGTGAGCGGGCAACTCCCGCCCGGGCTCAAGACCGGCGCCGCGATTCGCGACTACATGCAGCAGCAGGACATCGGCTTTTCGGTCCTGGGCCAGCGCATCGGGCGCTATCGCGTGGAGTGCGCCGAGGACCGCATTGCAGAGGCCAAGGAAGTCTATGAGCAAACGGGCGCGTTCGAAGCGGCAGTCCTCGGCAAGAAGTTCATCAAGACGATCCCGTGGAAGGACATCGACCTCAAGGAAGAGGAGTACCGCCTCAAGCTCTATGAGACCTCGAGCCTCCCGCGTACCCCAGCCGGCCGGCTCGCCTTCGTCCAAGAGCTCTTGCAGGGCAACCTCATCACCCCAGACATGGGCCGCAAGCTGCTTCCAATGCCAGATATCGATGACGACCTCGGACTCGCCAACGCTGCCGAGGAAAACGCCAAGATGACGGCGTTCGTCCTGCTCCACGGGAAGGAAGATGACCCGATCCCGATCCCGGACGGCGACATGCAGAACCTCGCGCTCTGCATCACGACCGTGAAGCAGGAGGCGTTGAAGGCAATCAACAACAAGGCCCCAGTCTGGCGCGTGAACCGCTGCCGCACGTGGCTGCAGAACGCGCTGACGCCAGCCATCCAGGCGAACCAGGCGCTCTCCGTCCAGGGCCAGGGGGCGCCGCCACCGCCGCAAGCATTGCCTGAGAAGCCGCCGCAGTCCGAGTTGCTGCCGAATCAGCCAGGAGCACAGCAAGCCCAAGCCGCGTAGCCACAGGGAGTCACCACATGCCCGACGTCCCCCCAGCCGCCCCTGCCGCGAATGCTGCCCCGAGGCCACTGCCCCCTGCTGTCACCCCCCCACCGGCGGCGGGCGCGACTCCGGGGCAGCCTCCACCGCAGGTGCCGCCAAAGGTCGAGCCGCCGAAGCCTGACGCAGCCAAGGCCGCCGCCGACCGCGACGCCGCAGCCCTCGCGCGAGCTCGCCGGGTGGAGGCGGCCAACCGCGAGGCCGAGCAGCGCATCAAGACCGAGCAAGCCAGGTTCGAAGACGAGCGCAAGCACCACGCCGCCGAGCTCGCCCAGGCCGCGGAGTACAAGCGGCTTCAGGCGCTCAAGGACGACCCGCTCAAGGCGATGGAGGCGCTCGGCTACACGCCGCAGCAGATCCTCGACCGCATCGCGAAGGGCGACGCTGCCAAGACGCCGGAGGAGATCGCCAAGACCATCGTTGACAAGACGCTGGCCGAGCGGGACGCCAAGGCGAAGCAGGAGGCCGAACAGCGGCAGAAGGAGGCCGCCGAGCAGGCGCAGGTCAACGCTCGCGCCATCTACGCTCGCGCCCAGGACGACCTCACGCGGCTGGTCAAGGCGGATCCGGACAAGTACGAATTCTGCAACCGGCTCGAAAACCCGGGAAAGCGCGCCTATGAGATCGTCGAGGAGTATTGGAAGCTCACCGAGGCCGATGGAACGGCCGAATTACTGCCGTTCCATGAGGCGCTGGAGACGCTCGAGGAGGACTTGGAGAAAGAGCACTTGACTTTTTCCGAGAACTCAAAGAAGTTGAAGGCGCGGGCCGAAGCAGAAGCTGCTGCGAAGAAGAAGGCAGACGAAGAGGCAGCCGCAGCCGCCGCAGCAGCGAAGAAGAAGGGCCCACGCGAAGCACGGCCGATGTCGGGATTCAAGACACCGCCGAAAGCTCCCGAGCCCACCGCCAGCACGGCCCCAGACGCAGCCGCCGCTCCCCCAGAAATCCAACCCGCTGACCGGCAATACCTCGTCAGCTCTCGCCGTGACCGCCTCAAGGCGCACCGCGAGAAACAACGGCCAAACGACGCTTAGATAGCGCGGGCGGCCATGGAGTCGCCAGATGGCCGCAACAGCTTCGTCGCTCGCAAGCATCTCCGCAGACCTCAAGCAGCGGTACCTCGATCCGAGCGTCATCCAGAACGCGATGATCGACTATGGCCCGATGGCGGCCAAGTTGCTCAGCGAAGCTGCGACCGACATCGACGGCGGGGTGACGCCCTTCATGCTGATCATGTCCGGCGGTGGCGGGTTCAGCTCGAGCCCCACGGCAGCCGCGTTCAGCTCGACCCCGGCCGCTTCGGTCGCCTTCCAGATGACGCGCGGGACCACCTACGCGCAGATCCTGCTCGGCGGCGAGGCGATGAAGGCCAGCGAGAAGGAGCGCGGGGCGTTCATCGACGACCTCACCCTCGAGATCGAGACCAAGAAGAAGAGGGTCAAGGAGTACATCGCCGCTCTGTGCTACTCGGACGGGACCGGCGCGATGGCCCAGGTCGGCAGCATCTCGACCGCGACCTCGGGCGCGACCCAGGGCGTCGTGACCCTGGCAGACCCGGCGCTGGCCGCAAAGTTCCAGGTCAACGACTGCCTGAACTGCACAATGGGCACCACGGGTGCCGGCGGGCAGTCTCCGGCGCTGACCTCCTGGGTGCTCTCGGGGGTCTTGACGACCACGAACTCGAACGGGACCAGCGACTCCGGGACCGGAGCGGCCCTCACCTATGCCCAGGTGGCATTCGTGATCGCTGTCAATGTCCAGGCCGGCACCATCCAGCTCAGCAAGACGCAGGGTGGGGCCGCCGCGACCCTCGGCGTCACCGGCTCCACGGGCGTCTTCTACGGGTCGGGCACCTCTGGCAGCATCGCTGCGGGCTCGTTCCTGTTCTTCCACGGTGACGCCGCGCTGCTGAACTCGGCCACCGCGGCGACCGTGCAGGCCGTGCCGTCCAACACCGGCGGCCTCGGCCCGGCGATCGTCA